AATGTGACTTGTCGTCGTGGTAGCAGGCAAACATCTGTACGTTGCCTATCTTGCGTCTCTCTGTACGCATACCGACAATCGGGAAGTTATGCTCTGGGCAATACTTGGTTCTCTTGTTGGGGTATTTGAGTAGCCGGTGTGCTTGTGCTCTCTTTTGGATTTCGTATGCACTCTGTGTCCAGTCGCCCTCATCCTCGCGATCCTTGATTGACTTCTCCAACATAGCGAGTGACACTTCTTCCCAGTTTTTCATGGCTACTCCGTTGTACAGTTTGAGTCGGTGGGTTGGGATGAGACCAGCAAACATGCCTTTGCCTTTGTTGGTTTTGAGATTGGACTCAAACTCCGCTGCTGTTTGTAGGCATTGCCATCTGACAGGGCAATCCCGGCATGCCTTCAATGCTTGTAGACTTGGACCACGTTGCTCGTCATACTTGAAGAACATGTCAAGGTCCATCTCTGCACATGCAGCTTGGTCAAGCCAGTCAGAATCAAGTAGGTTAGTTGCTTTCTCGAACTGTTCGAGGTTGTTGAAGTCTGTGCGATCGTCATCTGTATGGGTCATACAGGGTATCGTTATAGGTCTTCTTGTCTTGGCACGACCAGGTTGCCATTACCGGGGGTTGTCCGTTATGTCCTTTTTCAGCTGGGCTTTTGAGCGTGCCCGGTTGTACTTCTTGCGTGACTGAATAGGGGTTGCCGCGTTTGATCGTCTCAACTCTTGGACACGTCGGACCCTATCGAGTATCCGTTTCACTGCCACGGAAACCAGGTCCACTTACCTGTATCAAGCCAGACGTTGTACTCACTGCATAAGCACCACCCCATTATGATCCCAATAACATACCATACCAGCCTATGCTGTACGTGCAGCCAGCGAAGGGTACGCCACCATCGTATCTTGAACCTGATACCCGGGCCGAAGGGATCTTTCATGTTATGATAAGTGTCTTGCCAGCCCCCGGTCAGCGTCTATGGTTCTACCCATACCGATCTATCCCTAAGGAGGGACCATGTTAGTAGCCATACTCGTGCCGATCCTAATCGGCGCTTTGCTTTACCACCTCGGCAATACACCAGATGCCCAGGCTATGCAAGAACGGATTGAGAAGGGACGTGACAAGCACCGCAAGCTTGCCAACGATCTCGGCATCCGTCTCTGATAAAACAAGAACCCCCGGCCACTTCTCCTGCCGGGGGTTTCTTATTTGTCTTGGTTATTCGAGTCGAAGGTTGATGACGTGACCTTGCCTTGTTAGTTCCTCGACTTGTGCAAGTATGTTGCGTGCATTGTCGAGGGACTCTTGCTGTTCGTCGGTCAGTGAGTCTGCTTCCTCATAGGCTTTGACTTGGGCACGGATCATTTCGAGTGCGTCGACCTGTACCGCTTCTCTGCCACATGCGATACGCTTGGCTTCGAGTTCAGCTGGTGTATCGTTGCAGCCGCAGCCGCAGCCTTCAACCGGTGTGCTTGGGATCTCGGTCATTCGTTTCCTTCCAGGGCAGCCAGTCCCTTTGGTGTGATACGGATACTGAACTTGGCGTGTGGGTCCAGTGAGAGGCGTAGGTAGCAGGCTTCGCATGCTCCCTTTGAGATCAAGTGTCTGTTTGAACTGGTGATCTTGAAGGTCTTGTCACAGTGGGCACATGTCATAGTGAAGGTGTTCATTGTAGGTATGCTCCGCAGTTCTCTCGACCCAAGAAGTTCAGTATTGAGTTGTCACCGGCTGGTTGCTGGCCACGCTCGCGTTCCCGCTGTAAGCACTCGGAATACAAACGCTGCTTTTCTGTGGTAGCCAGCTGCTGCTGCATGTCCAGGAATGGTTGGGCTACTTGGTCCATTGCTGGCTTGACAGTTGATTCAGAGATGGCTTTGGCTGTCATCGTTGCTATGATCAGTCCGCTGACGAGTATCACTACCCAGCCAATGACAATACCGGCTGCGATTTTCAGGATGAGCTTCATGCCTTGACCTCGCTTACCTGTTCGAGTTGGACTTCCTCAATAGCGTGGTCATTGCGGTTCATTACCCTGTCAAGGGCGTGTGCTACGGCAAGGTTTCTTGAAGGTGCCTTGATCGTCACGGTCACCGTTACGTCGTAGATACCCATGTTAGTTTGGCTTCCTATCTTGTCACTGGTAACAGCGGTTGCTACCTGTGACTACACTGTTAGCGTCTCACGTCCAGCGGCAAGGGTCTGTTGTGTAAGCAGGCTAAGCAGGGCTTGGTTCTCCTCACGTAGCCGGCTGATCTCCATAGCCTGCTCGCCTATCTGCTTCAAGTATTTGTTACGCTGGTGCATCTCGGCAATGTTGCTTTCCAGGGTGACCAGTTGGAGATGGTCGGGGTTGACACATAGCCGGACCGCACACTTGTGATGGACCTGCATACCCTCCTCGATCTCACCGTTGGCAAGGATGTAGGAGAGCCGGTGTGCTGACTTGATACGTGACCTACCTACCCAAGCATCGACCTGACCATAGCCACGAACCGTGTTTCCTTGCCATACCCAGCACCCTGCCTCATTGACAGTGACCTGGCTTTTCAGTCGGTCAGTATCCCAGGCCGTGCCGATACGGGCGGTCTGTCCTACCGGGGCAGATGGATCTTTGCTGTGACGGGCACAGTAGCCAACCTTCTTTGACAGCCAGCGGGACTGGCAACCGTCAGTCTTACATTGGACAGCTTGGTTTCTGTACTTGTTCAGGTAGTGCTTCATGCACCAGTTTCTTGCTCGTGCTTGGTCGGTACAGTTGGGCTCTTGGCAGATCGTATCTGTGTATGTTATGCGTGGCATGGTAGGGATAGTGGGTGTATTGGTGGTCTTGGCACGTGACTGGTGGTGTGACCTGTGTCACATTATTTATCAGGACAAACTGGTACAAAACGGACATGTCATTTTCGGAAACGCTCGCGTGGATTACCCTGCTTCGGAAAGACTCATTGGCTTCTTTTCATGCTCAAATAAGGCTCTGACCTGCGGTTTTGTCTTTCCCGCCCGGGTCTTTCAGGGTGTTGTGGGTGGTTTTCCCTGTTGGCCATTTCGTAAGAATGGCCACAGAGGAAAGACACACACCACCCAAGAGACCCCAGCCACCACGATCCAGAAAAGCGAAAGACTCCCTGGTGACACAGAGAGTCTTTCTGTCTGGCTTAGCCGCACACTCGGGAAGGAAGCTAACCGAGTTCGTCACTACCAGCGTACCTGTAACTATCCGCGCTACCCCAGCAAACACAAGACACTTTCACAACTGTGAGACGTGGCAAGGACATACCCTACGATCCCAGTCGAAGTGACTCGGGTGTTCTTGCCGGCGACCTTTCGTACTACGACGAGTACTTTGCCAGTGATCCCAGTGAGGACGCCTCCGCTCTGGTCCTCGATACCCTGCTGCAAGACCTGCCGGATCGCCAGCGGTCAGCCATCGAGCTGTGCGTTATCGGCCAGGTATCGTATGCCGAGGCCGGTCGTATGCTCGGGTGCTCTGACCAGACGATGAGGCGTGAGACTATGCGTGCGATCAAGGCACTACGTGAGCGGATGGAAGGCACGCCGTGGCTCGCCGCTATTCTCGATAGAAGTTATCTGCCCACGGAGGGCACGAGTGGGATAGATCTCCCGGAGGTATGACATGACAGAAGAAGAACTACGTCCAGTGCTGGCACAGTACGGTCTCCTCCCGGAGAGCAGTGGGGTCGTGGCTCGACCGCGTATCAGCAAGGCGGATAGGAGGGTCGTGGCTCGACTGAAAAGACGGTACGCCACCGAGCTGGCGAACGCCAAGATCGCACGGACGGACGCCCTCAACCTGACCAGGGGCGTGGATCGTCGGCCCATCATCCGCGAGCTTCTGGACGAAGGGCACAACGCACCGGCGCTGCTGCTCACGTTCAGGGACGAGCACCTCGTCCTGCTCTGGGCATGGCGGGACGCAGTGGAGGCGGGTCGTGGCTCGACGGCCCAACGCAAGCAGCCAGACGGCGACTGACCTGCTCGGTCAGCGCCGCCCGGTGCCTGGTGTCAGTGTGTCAGAGTTTGCGAGCAGCAGCGGCCGCCTCCTCGATCGTGAGCCCCCCGTCAGCGAGCAAGACTCGGAAGGTTTCCAGTTCCTGCGCTGTGAGTGAGGCGAGCAGCTCGGCAGTCTCTTTGCGTGCTTGCTCCCGGTCCCAGATCTCCCTGCGCATCCGGATCAAGCTCTCGAACGCCTCTCGCTTGGTCGAGCCGAGGAAGTCTTCCAGTGGTCGAGGTGGGCGGAAGTGTGCGCCGCGTCCGGAGTGTGCCGTCGGCTCTCTGTCTTTCCAGACGAGACGCCAGGCGCGGCCGTACGTGGCGGAGCCTTCTTCCAGTTGCAACCTGCCGTCTGGCAGCAGTCCTGCTTTCTTTGCGTCCTCTTCCAGCAGCGAGAAGACTCGCCGCACGTCTGCGATCGTCGTCGGTTCCATTGTTGTTTCCTTTCAGTTTCACCGTGTCACCGGTGGCCCGCGTCTGCGGGTCGTGCCTCGGTCCGGTCGTGAGCCGGCGCCGCCAGTGCGGGCCGAGGCGATCGGCGTTTCAGCCGACGAGGGAGAAGTGAACAGAGGCGCGGACCAGCTCGGAGAAGTCACCGGACCACTCGCCACCGTCTGAACCTTCCAGGACGTTCAGCGCCTGAACGACCCGGTCCATCATGTCGTCAGGGTATGAGGAGAGGATCCCACCAGCCACCGACAGCAGCTCGTCTGCGTCCGGCTCGGTGAGTGACACAGAGAGGCACCGCAGAGCGCGGTTCAGTGCGCCGGGGTATTCCGCGTCGATCCGCAGAGCCTCGTTCACCTGTGCCAGGGTTGCATCGGTCGCCCAAGAGAGCAGAGCGTCGACTGGCATGCCCCAGCGCACGACCAGCGAGAGGTCCCGCATGTCGCAACCGTACCCAGAGAATGAGATCGTGAGCCACTCGTCGGTCGCCTCGACCACCATCTCGGAGAAGCCAGAGCGAGAGCCGCGCAGTTCTCTCTCGTACGCAGCCAGCGCCGAGGTGAGTTCTCCGTCTCCGTCTCGATCTTCCAGCCAGACGCGTCCCTCGTGAGCCTCGTCCCAGTCAGCGAGAAGCTGGCGTGCAGCTGCCAGTTCCTCGTCGCCGTTGATCTGTGAGAAGAAGAGACGATCGTCGTCGCTCACGCGCAGGCACTCGCCTGCCTTGCGCAGTTCACGTGCACGACGGAGAAGAGCCAGAGCCTGCGCGTCGTCGGTTGCGCTGTCCGCCTCTTCCTCTGCGATGGTTGCCAGGTGTTCCAGCTGTCGCCCGATTTGGTCCACGTCCTCGCTCGTCTCTGGCTCGGTGAAGTCTGCGCCGAGTTCTCTGCGAGCGATTTCGCAGGCGTCAACGTCCCAGCCTGCGCCCTCGTACCATTTGTTCCGGAAGGCATGGTCTGCCTCGTAGTCAACCCAGGCACGCACGACACCATTCTCGTCCTGCTCGTAGTTCTTGTTCCAGTTCATGATCTGTTCCTTCTTTCAGTTGTGCCGTGTCACCGGCGGCGTGCGCGTTGTGCGCACTGCGTGCCCCGGTCAGGTCGTGAGCCTGCGCCGCCCGAAGCGGTCCGGGGCTGTCTGCTACTGGGCGCGGAATAGGAAGCCGCCAAGCTCGTGTATGTCGTGACGCAGGTCGTGCGCTAGGTGCTCTATGTCGATGTACCTCCGCAGAGCGTCGCCAACCTCTCCGAATACCCCCTCGTCGAGCAGGTGTTCGGCGTAGTCCTCGGCCGTCATCTCGCCGATGTAGCAGTCGCGGAATGTGTCCGCCCACTGGTCTGCCTCGTCGAGCTTGTAGTAATGCGCTCCGTGGATCTCAACGAAGGCGACGACCGCCTCCTCCGAGAAGTCGGCGACAAGTTCCACGAGGGCATCGTTGTCGGTCGCCTCGTCGCCCTGTTCGAGAATGTTCGCCAGCTGCTGCGCTGTGGTCAGGTCTGTCGCGGTGTTGTCGTTCATGGTGTTGCTCCTTCGGTGTTGCGCCGTGTCACCGGCGGCGAGACTGTCTCGCAACTACTACTGTTGGGCGCCGCCCAGGTTCGCGCAAGGGTCGTTGTGTTGCTGTTGTGTCGCCTCTTGTATCGGACTACCCCGCGCCCACAGTGTTGTGTGCGCAAGTAGCGCGCCCGGTGACACGGGTGAAGAAGGAAGGAGACGCGCATGCCTCGATGCGAAGAGTGCGGAGAGCGCCGTTGCGCTGTGTGGTGCTACAAGTCAGCAGCACACCGAGCAGCACACCGCCAGAGCTGACAAGATCGGGCCGCCCCGGACAGAGCCTCCACTCTGCCGGGGTGGTCCGTTCAGGTCACCAGGGCGGGACACTCGGCAGACGCCCGATCAGTGACCGACAGTCCCGCGTGAGAGTTGGTCACACAGGTGAGATCAACAATAGACAGTCACTGGCCCGGAGCCGGTGACCCGCCCGGCCGTGTTGCCTGTCCCCGTGTTTCCCCCGGCCAGGTCCCGCCAGGCCCGAAGGTGTGAGCGTGAAACACGCGTGCAGCACGCTCACGCGCCAGCTCCTGCCAACCTACCAGACCAAGACCAAAGTACCAGCCGAGGGGGGCCATTCCCCCCGAGCCAGCGTGTCTCCGTATATATACTATCGCTCGTAGATTTTGACCCAAAATCGAATCCGGAACCCAAAACAAGACACCTACTCACTATGAAGCAACGGAAATAGAACCGTCAAAGAAACGATCCCCGTTTCCGCAAAGTGGAAGTCGTTCCGGAAGGGATAGGTGGAGGACAAAATGCCCAAACTGAACCGGTATGAGCTGTTACAGAACGAGTACATCGAATGGTTGTTGCTTGACAAACACCAAAGAGCGGTAGCTGGTTTGCCTACAAGTGACATCGAATGGGCGAAGGTCAAGGGTATCACAGACCGCACGCTACGGACGTGGAAGCAGAATGATGAGTTCATTGCCAAGTTTGAAAATCGTCAGAGAGAGCAGGCACTGAAACTGCCAGGGGCAACCACGCTGGCGGTCAAGCCAAGTGGCAATGTCGAGAAGGTCGATGACGATACCGCCGAGTACGCACTGATCAAGCAGAAGTTGGTTGAGCGGGCTAAGTCAGGTGACCGGGCAAGTGCCGAGCTCTACTTCAAGACGTATGGCAAGATCTTTGTGGACGAGGAAGTTGCTTCTCGTAGGTCTGACTTCCGTGACTTGGACACCGATGCGCTGTATGACCGGGTTTTGGCGTTAGTGCCGGTTGAGAAGATCGAGGCAGAGTTGGCCAAGCGCAAGGAGACCGCATGAAGTTCGCATACGCAGACCCACCTTATCTTGGGATGGGTAAGAGGATGTACGGGGAATTGCACCCAGAGGCTGCCAAGTGGGACGATAAGCAAAGTCACATTGACCTCATTGCCAGACTCACAGAGGAGTACCCTGACGGTTGGGTTTACTCATGCAATCCAAAAGACCTTGCATGGCTACTGCCCACAATACCAGAGGGTGCCCGCGTGGGGGCTTGGTGCAAGACCTTCTTTCAGATTCGCAAGACTCATACCCAGTATGCATGGGAGCCTATCATTTTCTACGGTGGTAGGATACACAATGGGAGAAACCCAATGGTGTACGACTGGTTGTCTTGCGCTCGCAGTATGAAGAAGGGTATGCCTGGTGCAAAACCAGATAAGTTCAATGACTGGGTAATCAAACTACTCAATGCCCAAGATGGCGATGAAGTAGTGGACATTTTTCCTGGATCTGGTGGTTTGCGTATTGCGTGTGAAAAAGTTGGCGCATTGTATGTACCGTTAGCAGGATCACAATGACAGTTGCCGTATCTGCGCCCATCATTGTTGAACTCGAAAAACTTTGGTATGAGTTAGAGTTTCGTAAGTGTGCTGCTGACCCCGAGTACTTCATTAGGACGTATGTCTGGATTGAGTCAGAGCGGGATAGTCGTGGCCGTGAGCCTTTTGGTCTGTGGGATTACCAGGAGCGGGCGCTGCGTGCGTACATGCAGGAACGCTTCACCATCATCCTCAAAGCCCGTCAGCTTGGCTTTACCACACTGGCAATGGCCTATGCTCTCTGGCACTGCCTGTTCAAGCCACGTGCCAACATCCTACTGATCTCAAAGAGCCAGGACAGCGCAGACAAGAACCTCGGCATGGCACGGTTTATGTACTCGTTCCTGCCAGAGTGGATGAAGGCAAGGGGACCAGAGCTTGACGGTGACGCTGCTAAGCAGATGGCCTTCAAGTTCACAGATGGCACGACTAACCGATTGAAGTCGTTTGCTGGTACGAAGACTGCCGGTGCTGGTGAAACTGCATCGCTTGTGATCCTGGACGAGTTCGCTCTGATGGAAGACCCAGCCAACACATACCGTACCATCAAGCCGACTACGGACGCCGGTGGTCGTTTGATTATCATCTCGACTGCTCGTGGTGGTAACAACATGTTTGCCAAGATCTACCGAGAAGGCAAGCGTGGGCAGAACGAGTTCACGTCCATCTTTGAGCCGTGGTCCTCGTCAAGGCTTATCACACCAGAACAGTACGAACACAAGAAGCGGGAGTTCATCTCTGAACCCTGGCTTTTCTACGCAGAGTATCCGAGCACGGACGAGGAAGCGTTCAGAGAGTCCGGTCGTCCACGGTTTTCTTGGATACCAGCAGAGCAAGACTGTCCAGAGTTCGAGTACACTGGCTGGGTTAGCGACAGTATCGAAGGTCTTGTCTTTGAGTTGGAAGATCCCAATGACGGGCCGCGAGCGCCACTGTCACTTGCCTATCACCCAGATCAGATTGACTTCTCACGACAGTTCGTTGTAGCAGCTGACCCTGCTCTTGGTGTTGGTGCCGACTACTCGGCAGCCCACATCTTGCAAGTGTTGGAGGACGGCACGCCAGAAATCGTTGGTTACTACCATAGCAACGCCATTGAGCCGGGTGACTGGGCAGGCGAGCTGGACTTGATTGGTCGTTACTTCAAGGGACCAGGACAGCCAGCCGCCCTGATGGTCATAGAAAACGCTGGTGGTATCGGTGTATCCATCATTGACAAGCTACGAAACCAGTTCAACTACCAAAACCTGTATCGCTATCTGCCACCGGCTGCGGCAAAGCGCAAGCGCGCCCCGATATTTGGCTTCCCAACTACCAGAACTACCAAGCCGCTGGTGATCAACCGCCTTGCCGAGTACATTGCACCGGACGAAAGCGACCAACCCAGGTTACTGAATGTCTATGGGAAGCTGCGTGAGGAGTTGAGTACCTATGTTCGTAGGGAGAATGGCACTACCGCTGCTGACGTAGGCTGCCATGACGACTTGGTTATGTCCCTGGCCATCGGAGTTTACGTCCTCATTGAGGAGATTACGCCTGTCGGGAGCGGTCAGATAGTTGAGACGGCTGTGGACGGCGCTAATCGGCTCGACTTCAACATCCTGTACGGCGAAGTGGATGAGATGAGGCGGTACGAAGAACGAGCAAACCGCCGATTCTGGTCGCAATACCGCCGTGCGGCCAACAGATCAAGGAGATACCGTGGCTGAAAAGGTCAGACCGTATGAACTCGATGAGATACAAGACCTTATCGAAGACGCTAAGCAGCGTTACAAGTGGCGCCATAGCTGGTTTCGCTCGCTTGAAGCACTTTATCGTACTGGCAAGTCGATGCCTCTGGGTGAATCTACGGTAGCTGGTACCATTTTTGAGCGGCTACACCCGGCAGACCTTGAAACCATCAACATGGTACTGCCACATTTGAACATTATCCTTGCTTCTGTTGTAGCCAGAGACCCAAAGCCGGTAGCTGTGCCCTATCAGGGTGGCGAACAAGCCGAAGTAACAGCCAAAGTAGCCGAAGCAGTAGCCCAGTACTACTGGATGCGGACGAACGCTACCTCTGTTTTGCGTGACATGGCGCAAGACATGGTAGTTTTGGGTAATGGTTTCTGCAAAATTGGTTGGAAGTCCATGATTGAAGAGACTCCACGTGCTGTTGAGGACGTCCAACGCGATCTACAAGGCGTGATGGCAGCAGAAGCTGGACTTGCTGCAACAGAAGGACGACCAATGGAAGAAGTTTCCAAGTTGGTTGAGTATGTTGCTTTGACAGACAAGCGTGTTGAGGCTGATGAGCCGTATGTTGAGTACGTTAGCCCCTACGACATCTTCTTCCCACACAATGCTCGTCGTATTGAGGAGACTCGCTGGGTAGCACAGCGCATCGTTCTGCCTGTTGACGAAATCAAGGCGAACAAGACACTGAAAAATACCAATGACGTCGTAGCAGATGGCCTCATTGATACTCGTGAGAAGGATAACTGGCGTGGCGATCAGTCGATTTTGGAACCATTGATCTACGAGACAGCAACTATCTATGAGTTCTACGACATGCGTACCCGTACACTGACAGTTTTACAACTTGGCATGAACAAGCCGTTGTACCGGGGCGAGATTCCATACTCACACCGCCATGCTCCCTACATCCACATGAGAAACTTCTCTGACGGTGGTAATGAGATCTGGTCATTTGGTGACTTGGAGAATATTGCTTCACTTCAAGAGAAGATGAACGAGACTTTCACCGAGCAGGTTGACAACATGCGCCGCGCCGGTAACAAGTACGTCACGGTCAAGGGTCTTTTTGACGCAGATAGCCGGGATCGGTTGGAGTCTGACGAGCCCGATGTGGTCGTTGAGATGGAACCAATCAACGGCATCATGCCAAGAGATGCAATCACTGCGCTACCACGCGCCCCACTACCGGCCGACATCTACGGTGCGCAGGCTAAGTTCGAAGACGCTATCCGTCAGGTACTCGGTATCAATGACTTCCAGGCTGGTGGTGTAGGTGCGGATCGTATGAGCGCATACGCAGCAGCTGTTGTTGACGGTGTGGCAACACTACGTGCTAAGGATAAGCAGCAAGCCGTTGAGAAGGCAGCTTCTGGTATCTTCAACCAGATCATCAGACTATGTCAGGAGTTCTTGATTGAGGGTCGGGTAATCCGTTTGCTTGGTCAGAATGGTGGAATCTGGTCTGACATTGACAACGAGGTCTTGACCGGAGAGTTCGACATGCGTGTTGAGGGTGGATCACTCTCTGCGGTCAACCCAGCGACAAAGCAGGCCCGAGCAATCGAGATGCTAAGCGTTGTATTGCCGGCACTCGCCTCGTTTGGATACGACCCAGAGCCAGCAATGCGCCACGTAGTCCGCGATCTTGGCTATGACCCAGATCAGTTCTTGAAGAAGATGGGCGCACCAGCTGGTCCGGCAATCCCAGGTGGGGTTCCAGCCGAGCAAGCTACGGCGGCTATGTCACCACAGGCCCCAGTACAAGAACCAGCCGCACTGCCAATGGGTGCGGAGCAACTGCCACCAGAACTCTTGGCCGCGCTCGCAACCGAGCAAGTTCCGCCGACTGCTGGCGAAGCAATAGCCTAACCTGTCGGGCGGACACCTATAATCGAGGGACGCTGTTCTGGCGTACCCTCGTAGCCGAATAAGCCATAGCGCGTATCGCAATGCGACACACGCCGCTACGAGACACTCGGGTAAGGAGACAGAACTGTGGCAGAAGAAACAACCTTCGAGAATCTATTCTCGGAAGCATTGTCGGAGCTTTCAAAGGCCGAACAGCCAACCGACACAGCACCAGAAGCAGATAATGCGGTAGAAGCGCAGGATGAAAACACCGAGGCGGTGATTGAATCCGAGACTGTTGGAGAGACAGAAGCCGAAACCGAAGAGGTTGAGGAAACTGCCGAGAGCGGTGATAGTGAGGCGACTTCGAAAGGCCCTATTGCCGTAACTGAAAGCGATGTTATTGTCCTTCCAGATGGGACGGAAGTCTCTGTAAAGGAAGCGGCACTGCGTCAAGCGGATTATACCCGTAAGACACAGGCACTTGCAGATGAACGTAAAGCCGTTGAGGCTGAACGCGAAGCAACTCGGGCACAAGTCGAGTATGTGGAGAATCTGACTAAGGCGTGGCAGACCAATCAGGCCGAGGTTGTCAGTGGGTTCGTGGCCTCCACCGAGGATCCAACTCTGACGATTTCACAGGTGATCGTAGAACTCGCTAAGGCAGATAAACTCGATCCCCAGTTCTTGCAGACCTTTGGCATCACCAAAGAAGTTCAAGAGAAGTGGGCCGAGGAAACTAAGTCTAACAGCGAACTCTCCGAAATCAAGACACGGTTGAACCGGTTTGAGCAAGAGCGCGCCCAACAGGACGCACTTGCTGCACAACAGGCCGAGGAAGCCAAACTTGTTCAGGAGTACGAGAACCAGTGGGCGCAAATCAAGGTAGAGAACAGGTTGAACCTCGACCCCGTACAGGAAGTCGAAGTCAAGTTGAACTTACTGCGGTATGCTCTCGACAATGACTTGACTAACTTGAAGGTCGCATACAAGGCATTCAAGTTTGAAGAGTCGCAGAAGGCAGCAAGCCCTAAGAAGGCTGCGGTCTCTGCAAAGAAGGAAGCCACTGGCGCTATCACAGCGAAATCAACGGGTGGCTCGGTAGCCGCAAGTCGACCGCCGAGCAACATCGAGGACGCAGCTTGGGCAGCGTTCCAGGAACTTACTTCTAAACAGTAAGCCTCCAACCCCGACCCCTAAGGAGATCCACAAATGGCTCTTGGCCAAGCAGACTTCAACGAACTGTTGTCCGCTACGATCCAAAAGATCGAGAAGCAACTCGTTGACAACGTGCTCACAGCACACCCAACCCTTGATTTCTTCAAGGCAAACGTATCGTCCACAACTGGACCATCCGTTATCTTCCCAATCATCGCAGCTGATGACACCTCAACCGTGTTCACAGATGCGTCAGGAACCTTCAACACCGGCGTGTCATCTGACATCCTCGGCGTTGCCAAGTACGAGTGGGCAGAACCACTTGTATCTAAGGTTCGCGTTCAGTTCAAGCAACTGGAAATGAACAGCGGTCCAGAAGCCGTTGTTTCACTTGCAAAGGCACACCTTGACGCAGCCGTCAAGGGCCACGGAAAGAAGATCGCAACCGTTCTTCACACTGCTGGTTCAGCCGGAGCAGGCGCATTCAACACGCTCGATGAGGTTATCTCAAACAGCGACACACTCTCAACAACTTCTGCGCGTACCGTTGGTGGTATCCGCGGCGGTGTCTCAACCAAGACTGTTACAAACGTAGCACGTGCTGGTTCAACAGCCACCGTAACCGTTGGAGCACACGATTACATCGCTGGTGACAGCGTAGTTGTATCGGGTCTGACTAACACAGCCCTCAATGGTACCTACACATTGACTTCTGTAACATCAACAACAATCGTGTACACCACAGCAACATCTGGAACGATCGCTTCAACAGCAGATTCCGGTACAGTTGTTTGCTCCGCAATCAAGGACTACTGGACAGCCACCGAGAAGACAATCCTTCCTGCTGCACAGGACATCCGCACTGCGTTCCGTACAATCTCTGACGACATCTATGTCGCATCAGGTGAGCGTCCAAACGCAATCATCGCTGGCCGCAACGTGTTCTCCGAGTACGAGAACTCATTCGACAGCAAGATCCAGTACCCAGGAGTTTCTGGTACAGTAGACAGCCGCTTCCGTCAGCTTGACTTTGATGGTATCGTTGTCCGTCTCGATCCAGATGCTCCGGTCAACACGGCATACTTCGTGAACACAGACTACCTGGTAGCTCGCTACCTCGGTGGTAACTTCATGAAGGCAATGCCTGCTCAACAGATCGTAGGAACCCTCGATTCTGTTACACCGTTGGCTTCGGTTCTGTGCTTTGGCACAAACAACCGCCGTGCACACGGTAAGCTCAACCGCGCATAGTCGCTGATTGAGTTAGGGCGCCCCCGATGGCTTCGGCTGTCGGGGGCTTACCCTTTGTCGGACACTTACCATAGTTGAGGAGGCGACCCCCTTGAACCTTTCACAACTGCGATCCCATGTTCGCTCGCTTGTAGCCATCGCCAGCACAGACATCGTCTCTGATGCTGACCTAAACATCTTCATCAATGAGGCTTATCTTGAAATCATGCGAGAGGCTGACTGGCCTTTTCTACGCGATGAGGCTACCATAACCCTTGTACCCGGCACAGCCAGCTACACCCTGCCTGCCGGTGTGGGCGAGACCTCCATTGCCTCGGTTGCCGTCCTAAGCAACGACACTAACCGCCGCCAGTTGAAGCCGCGTAGCCGCTATTCTGTCGATGACACACTTGGGCCGCTGATCAACGATAACCCACAGGAGTACAATACCTGGCGGGGCAGCATTCAGTTCTGGCCGACGCCAAGCGAAAACGAGACCGTGACTATTCGCTATTTCAGCGAACCGGTTGAGATGGTAAACAACACTGACACACCAACCTTTGAGTCTAAGTTCCATACAATCATTGCTTACGGCGCTGCTGTACGTGTGCTCTACCGGGAAGGTGACGATACTGAACGCCGCGCATACTACAATACCCTGTTCCGTAATGGTATCGAACAGATGAAGGAAGACTACCTAAGTGAGCGCGATCGCAGTATCTTCCGTCTTGGTGGACGTCAGCGCATTTGGGGACGACGCAGCACAAACTACGGGGTGTAGCCGATGAGGAAGATCACCCTTGCCGATTTCAGCGGTGGAGAAAAGTTAGCCTACGCCGCAGAGGACTACCAGCCAAATGAGTGGAGTAGGTTGGTGGGGTTCATCCTTGTAAAAGACTATGTGATGCGTTCTCAACCACCGCTACAAAGAGTCGGCACAGAAGCCGGCTTTCGTGAAATCAGGCCATTGATCGCAGCCGATGGGACACAATACCTTGTTGGCATCAAGGATAATGGTGAAGTCTGGTACTGCACAGCGCCATCTGTCAACTCAACGTATACAACCGTAAACTCTACCTCATGGACAAGAATCACTTCGTCCAATGGTACGGCTACACTAACGGTTTCATCAGACTCGCACTTTATCTCGGACGTCTCATTTCAGCAATCAACGATAGCAAGCGGTAGGACAATCCCAGCTCTGCTGATCAACCAATCATACACACTTGGCACTGGTGCTACTGCTGGCCCAATCTTTATCTGGGCTGAATCATCGTCAAGCATTGGCGCTTGGAGAGTCATTGATGGATCTGGTACGGTTGCTATCTATCCCGGCTACACACCGGAGGCACCAAGTAACGTAACTGCTACCCACGCAGCCGGTACAATCACCGTCAACTGGGATGCCGGTACCGCGCCTGGAAGCAGCGCAATCCTCGGGTTTCGTGTTTATCTATCAAATGGAACGTTGAAGACAACGGCAGCAGCTGGCGCTACATCAGCAACCTTTTCTGGTACTGCTGCTGATACAGACGTGGTTGTTCGTGCGTACAACGCATACGGTGAAACCCCATTCAATGCTGACGGTGGTATAACAGCACCAGCCTCGGGTTACGTACCGCACGCAAACGTAGGCGCTTTCTGGTCGGGTCAGATGATTCTCGGCGACATCGAGTACTACCGCGACACGGCGGACATTGGAAAAGGACTCCCGCTGTCCTCGTCTAACTCGGCACGCATTAGAAACGGTATCTGGTTCTCAAACCCGGATAGCCCAACAGTATTCGACCCACTTGCTGTATTCACGGTAGGTCAACCAGATAGCCAGATCACTGCGATGGTCGTTGTGCCGCAGGGACTACTTGTCTTCACCAAGACCATTTCTAACGACAGTGGTATCTTCCTTTTGCGTGGTACAAGTGCTGGTGTGGTCCTTGAAGAAGAACTTGCACTGAACTTTACCGTGGAACTTATCCGGGGTGGTGTTGGTACGAGAGGTTTCGCTAATGCCGGAGGTGCGTTCAACCACGTCCGAGCATGGCCGGCAACAGGTACAGTATGCTTTCTCGATGAGAACTCGTTGCTTTGGCAGACCAACACCCAAAGCGTAACCCACATCAGCGAGAACGTTATGTATCCACAGACCTCATTTGCTGACGCCACCGACAACATTGTCGCTTGGGACAAGTATCTAATGCTGGCTGTTCAAAATACTCTATACGTTCTGCGCGAGTTTGGGGATCGCGGTGGTTGGACGGAGTTTGTTCTTCCAAGCACGACCTATACGGCCGGCATTGCGGGACCAATCTCTATGCAGGAAATGGGTAACTGCGTGTACTTCATCTGGAATGACGGAACAAATAAGCAGGTCTGGCGTTTCAACATGCAACCCACCGGTGCCGCACAGGGAGAGTTTGGAAAAATCAACGGCGTAACCACGGATCTAACCATTGTGACACGGCCAGTCAGAGGTGGCGAAGACCCGCACGAAAAGTCTTTTTGGCATAGGGTTGGCTTGCGCTTCCGTGGTACAAACACTTTCACGATAAAGTCGATGACGTCTGGACCATACATAGCTCTTGGAACTGGCGCACCCGTGTCACCGGCAGAGTTCACGATAACCAATAGCCCACCCATTGCCTATGCCCCACCCGGCAACTACCGAGGTGAGAAGTTCTACCCAATGCACGGACCATCCCTCGAAGCCCAGGTGAGGTTCATCATTCAGGGAAGTACCGAGATTGAGGCTATCACGTTTTACGCCCACGGAAGGAAGCCCAATAAGCCATGATACGCGGAGCATCTGACGAGTCTGTCCGGCTCACTTTGAACACTGTTGAAAAGCGACTTGGACTTTTCAAGCAGGAGATTGAGGGATCAATGGGCTTGAAGCGGGGGGTCGTACTGACGTACGATGGTACAACAAGGGCCGGCACCGCAACCATCGATAACAAGGAATACCAGTTCAAAGCTGTAAACGCCACCATCGCCGCTGGCGATACCGGAGTGTTCCAGAGGTTGTCTAATGGCGACCGGGGGTTCATCATGCTTGGGGTAATCCTATGATGTCTGTCGGGAGCAAGCGGATAGGTGAGGCGCGAACGGAGGTGGCAGCGTGACATACGAACAAGCTTATGCGACTTTGAGGACTTACTTCGGCAAAGACCCATCCCAGGTTACATCAGCACAACTTCAAAGTGCGTACATACCGCTTTTTATCCCCCTGGAACTGCGCAGTAAGATACAGCAAGCATGGTATGCGGCACAACGGACTGGTGCGGACATACGGCAGGAACTGATCAATAAAGGTCTTATCACCAATGTCGAGGCGGCCAGCACGCCGGTTGCCCCACTACCAACTCTTTCCGGATCGCAGTTCGCTCAACAGAACTTCGCACAGACTGTTGCAGCCACTAATCCCGACATGACCCCATTTCTACCAACAACAACTACTCAACCCATCTCTACTATTTCCGCACCACCTATTTTCTCACCGTCACCACTTGCTGCCCAGGAGTCTGGCGCGATAGGTGCCGCGTCTATTGCCTCTCAAATGGCGGCGGCTGCGCCTACGACCACCACTGCTGCTGCTCCAACCTTTACCGCACCAAGTGCCATAACCTCCACGGCACCAACAACCACCACCTCTACTCCAACCTTTACCGCACCGAGCGCCGTAACCTCCATTGCACCAACAACTATCCCAACGCCAACCCTGACACCCACAACACCCACATCGAATCTGTTTTCAAGCAAAAATCTAACTTCGAAGACAATGGGCTATAATGTCTATTTCACAAATCCTGATCCCATAAACGGCTATACTTTTGCCCTACCATTGACACTAACAGCCAGCGGTATAACACACCGGTACAATGCCGAAACTGGTCAATGGACCGGCACTGACTGGAAGGGTCAGACTTCGACAATCTACGCTGATGAAATAGTACCCAAAATACGTACGGGTGAATTTGTTCTCAAAGGTGATACTCTTATAGCTGGCACACCAACACGGCCACCGGTAGCGCCATCACCACTTGCAGCCCAAGAGTCTGGCGCGATAGGTGCTGCCTCCATTGCGGCGCAGATGAAGGTCCCAACCGCAACTACCACAACAACACCGACAACAGCAACAACCACACCTACTGTATCACCAGTAAGCGTATCGCCGGTGACCACACCACCAGCAATACCGGTCCCAACTCTGCCAACTGTGCCCGTAAAGCCACCAACAGAAGTTCCAACCTTCACTAACCCAATCACAGCCGCACCAGTAACTGCAAAAGCACCTGTTATTCAAGTCCCAACAACTGTACAGATCGCTGCTGGAACAACCGCCACACCAGCAATGGGTGGGACACCGGAGGAACAGGACGCGCTACGAGAGGCAATCCGTAGGCTAACCGCAAACAAGTTGTATGCAGAGACAGAAGGCAAGTATCAGCAAGCTGACGTACGCGCTCGTGCTGAAACGCAAATCCGCAAAGCAGGACGCGATCTCTATGCAGCACAACTCAAATCTCTTGCGTCTCTTGGTGCGCGTGGTATTTCGGGGGCACCCGGCTTATCTGTTGCGGCACGTAGGGCAGCAGGTGCTGAACCGGAGTATCGCCGTCAGGGTCTTATCAGTGAGCGTGATCGCCAGGTATCAGCACTCAATCGTGCACTGACAAAGCAGTTGGTAGACTACGAAGAGCAGTTGCGTTTAGAAAACGCGAAGTTGACAAGAGCAACTACGTTGGCAAACCAGTTGGCGACAGGGGTAAAATAACAATGGCAGATAAAATCAACTACGGTCAATCCGAAGCAGCTCGTTTGGGGCAAGCTGCGCAAGTCTACACAACTGCGTCAGAGCAGTCCGTAACAGATCTTGAACAGTCCTACAAGGACAAGGTAAACGAACTTGCCAAAGGTATTGTTACCGGTATGACCCAGCAAGAAAAGGATGTGTTGGAGAAGCAGGTTCAAGATCTCGGAAATCGGTATAGCCAAGCACTTTCTGCTACACAGGGACAGTTTGCTTTCGCACAGCAACAGGCACAGACAACTGCTGCTGCTATGGCTGATCAGTATGCCCAGATGCAGGATGCGCAACGTGCTCTTGCTGAACAGACTCTTGGTGCGGCTAAGACACAGACCCTACCTGGTGGCATGACGGCTGCCCAACGTGATGCAGTTAGGGAAGCGCAAAGACTTGGTGCAGCAAACCTTGCTTACATTGGTGGTGCTGGTGCTGCTCCACAGGAACTTATCTATCCGGAACAACGCCAGACGCCTGGCGTAATGGGCACCGCTGCCCTTGCGCGGGATCTATACGCCCAGTCACTTGAAGCGCAGAAAGCTTCTACGCGTGCACAACTTGAAGGGTCACGAGTAAACCTACAAACTGCGCTCGAAGCCCGAGCATTACAGGCAGCTATGGATCGCGAGCAGAAGCAACGTGACCAGTTGCGAGAGTTTGAGTTGACCGGTTTCAACGCCGTCCTACAAGCCAAGCAAGCAAGGGATGGTAAGATAGCCGAACTCCTTGCCGCAGCAGCTGGCGCTGATACCCGCACCGAGAAGGATAAGGCACTTGCCGAACTTGACATGTATAAGAAGAAGTCAGACATTGACTTGAAGAAGTCGTTGGCGATTGTAGCTGCGCAGGCAAAGGCATCTGGGTCCGGTCAAGCATCACAGGCCGTACAAGAAATGCAGGCGGAGATCAAGGGGTCGTCATCGGCATTTGGACAGAACCTTGCTGCGGCGATCGCCAACAGACCACAGGGGCGTCCAGCAAACGCCGTAGAAATGGTAGCGAAGGGTACTGTTCCAAGAATGTACGGAGTCAAGGGTATTCCTGGCATCCTATACATGAGCGGTTCGAGCATGTTGGTGCACGAGCAAGATGTTGCTGACCCAACAAAGACACAGTACTACGACCTCACCAATCTGAATCGTTTACTGACAACTACATCAGGTTATCTGCAAGACCCTAAGATAACAAAGCAGGAGCAGTTGATTGCTGTGCGTCGCATGTTGCAAGCAGCAAGCCCGCAGGAGAAAATCGCCATACAGTATCTGTTTGGTTTTGACACTCCGGAGATGCTCCTCGTCGCACTAAATCCGCCAAAAGGTTCAACCGCGAAGGTATCGACGCAGCCTAAACCGACGGCGCAAACCGCCATTACCACCGGTAAGACTGGTTATGGAACTAACCTGTTCACCACAAAGGGCGGGACACCTACTACCACAACGACACTAACACCCAAGCCTACCCCAAACCCAAAACCAACGCCTAAGAAGTAGGAGACGCCAGTGGCAGAAAATACACCATCCTGGCTAAACTACCTACAAGGGACCGGTGGTAGCCGCAAGCAAGATGGCACCCCGTCATGGCTAAGCTTTTTGGAGGGGGAGAAGTCGTCACGACCAGCCGAACCTCTTCGCCTCATGACGCCAGGCATCACCCTATCTGGTGAAGAAGCTCGTCTGCAAGAAAATGCTGATCTCAAAAAGCAGGTTGATCGCCTTGACCGAGCCGAAGTAAGTGGCGCCATTGTGGGTGCCGACATTGAGAAACCTCGCGGTCTTCTTGGTTGGTTCAAAGACACAGCAAGAGACGCTGCCGTTGGTGCTGTTTCAAACCCAATAGTCAAGGGCGTCTTTCAGGCTATGAACGTTCTTGGTAGCGCTACACGAGAAGTGTTATCTGGCATTGATACTGCAAGTGCTGACTACAACCCACTTAGGTGGCTTGCTGATCGCATGGATGAGTATAACTATGGCAGAGTGAGAACTGAACAAGAGCGCGAGCAGAGTATCGAGCAGAAACTGAAAGGTACTATTGACTTCATAACACCTTTACCTGGTGATCTTGCAAGCCGGGCTGCTACGAAAGTTGGGGAGTTTGCCACCACTGAACTTGACTTGAAGGCAGCACCAACAGGATCATACGGTCCCCCAAGCCTGCAACGTTTCAAAGAGAATGTATCTGGTATTCACGGTGGTGGCGAAATCATACCAGAGTTTGTTACACGAGAGAACGCTGGTATCTTGGAGAAGGCATGGAAGTTGCCACTTGCCTTTATCTATGACGTTGCCTCTGCCGGTGGTCCAAGTGGTTTCGTAAGGTTTGGCACAAACGCTATGAGCCGCAAGCAGGTGGGCGAGGTGCTTGGAAACGCTGCCGAGGATACATTCAAGAAGTACGCTAAGCAGGGAGCGGACGAAACAACCGAGGCCTTCAATGATCGCGCTACAATGTTTGCCGCAAAAGCAACCGCCGGTAACTTGGCAGCTCGGAGTCGTGGTCTAAGAAACGTCTTCGTTGAGGAGTTTGGCGAGAAAGTTGGCAGAGAAGCGTTTGAATCCTTGCCGAAGGATTTACGAGGGGGGCTTGGGGTTGGCCCAGCAGATGCTCGTATCGGAAACTTCAATGCAGGTGGTTATGCGGTCGATGCTGTGGCGCGTGCATTGAAGCTTGACCCTAAGCTGTTTGGAACCAAGTGGAACCCTATTGTGGGTTATCAGTCGTTGAAGAATAGCGCACGCATAACACAAGCAGCTCGTTTCCTGAACAACATTGGCATTGAGTCACCAGTATGGTCAAACTATGTGCGTGCCGTTGTAAAAAACGCAGGTGACGAGGATCTCCTCCAAGCCTATCAGGAATTTATGGTACCAGCCGCAAGAGATCCAGCGGGTAGGCTTGCCGAGATTCTAAGCGAAGAGTTGATACCATCAAAGCAGTTCTTACTTGATCTCGGTCAAATCGAGCGTACACAACCGGCTCTGTACAAAAGGGTTAGTGAGCTTGTACGCGACCCTGACATTATTGCTGGTAAGGAATCGCTGGACGAGTTTGATCGTATGGCGCTCAACTATGCCGTCAAGTACAAAGAACTCTATGATAATGTCCATGCCCGTTTCATTGACGAGGGTATGAATGTCAACTACCTGAACGAGTTTAGTCCTGTCATTTTCGACACTGCTGCTATGAAGAAAGATGGCATTGAGTTCAGCGACATCCTCAACGATGAGTACATGGACAAAGACTTCATCAAATCCTTTGGTTCTCTCGGTAAGAAGCGTGATGTAACCGAGGCCGGTGTAGTCAACATACCAGGCAAAGGATACGATCCAACAAAAGATCGTAGTATTTTCATACGCGACATTACGGAACCAAACGGACCACCCAAGTTCCGAGCCGCATCTCTAAAAGAGATGGAAGACGAGATGCGTGCCGCTGGCGTAAAAGAGGAGCACATCAAGTATCTAAAAACTGATCCTGCCGAAGTTCTTGCCGACTATGCCGACCGTGCTGCAAAGGTCATAGCACGCCGTAAGTTGGTCAACGAACTACATAGGGCTGGTTTATTGTTTAGGGGTAATGTTCCGCGCATTACAGCCTCTTACAAGATGATCGAGGGCTTGATTGCGCAGATGCGCCCAGATCAGCTTGAACGTCTTACGAAAGACTTTATGCGTGATCCTGAACGTTTTGACCAGTACATAGGGCAGGTAAATGATCGTCTCTCTCGTGCCTATGACGCTGCAAATCCGCAAGCGATAGCAGAGGCTGATAGTGAGGTCAAAAACATAATGGACTCACTTAGCCGGTTGGGTGACATTTACATTGAGCGAGTAATGACACCTAAGGCGCTTGCGAATTATCGCAGGTTGGTTGATGCGTACGACGAGGCCGTCGACATCGGTGACACGCAGGCAGCACAGAAACTTCGCACTAAGGTTGAGCAGGCAAAACGCGATGCGATGAAGGTGCGCGAGGAGAAGCCAGGTACCAGACAGGCTACTGTTGAAGCTAATGTTGAGCGTAAAGCTTTTGAGGACTACATTGCATCCACACTTGGTGTCAAGGAATTATCGGCCAGTGAGATCAAGCGCCGATACAATCTATCTAACCTTTCTCCGCTTACCAGTGAGAACATTCGCGGGACCTCACGCATTCCCGATGAGTTAGCTGGTACTATCGCCAGTGAGAACCTAAACAACCGTTTGGGTCAGTGGCTTGAATGGAACTCACGGTATGCACTCGACGATGCAACTAAGTTCAACTTCCTAAGCACGCTCAATGCGGCAACACAGGGATTCCGTACCGGTGCTACCTTTGGTGGTGGTCCCGGTTTCGTACAGCGAAATGGTATAGGTGCGACATTCAGCAACTTCATGACAGCTGACGCACGTGCTGTTGACTACACAGACGGCAATAGAATCTGGTGGACTCGTCTCACTACCGACATAGCATTATCTCCGCTTGAAAAACTTACCGGTGTACAGGCCGAGAAGTACTTGGAGAAGTTGATCAGTCGTGGTGGTTTGAGCGATGACGCAGCTGCGCTTGCGCGTGCCGACATCATCAATCTATCGAAAGTCAGTAACGATACAATCGCTAAAATACGGATACAGACAAACATCGATCGACTCTCAAAGTACAACGTCAAGGGGTATGACCATACCCTTGCCGATGGATACACAGCCAACATTGAGGCAGGCGTCTATGATCCATACCAGTCTGTTGCTGTGTACTCTGGCTTGAAGCGCGAGCAAAGTCTGCCAGATCTGTTGAGAAGCGATCCTGATTGGTTGAGCATTCGTAATGACCGTAAACCCATTCGTTCAGAAGTCACGCTTGTCAAGATACCTGGAACGAGCTTGAAGGTCAAGGTAAAGAAGCCAACCATGTCCATCAAGAAAACCGAAGATGATCCAAGAAGCGTATTCCAGCGAGGTACCGAGGCGGCTCTCAATGCGGGCTTCGACGTCGAAGTTGGGGGACGTGTTCTCAACTTACGCCCAGTACAACTTGTACGCGACATGAACAAGAACATGGAAGAGATACATCGTGGTGCTGCTGTTCTTGCGGGACTCCGTAAGTACGGAACGTCTGAAAATGGTCGTAAGAATGCAGCAGCAAACATGAGGTTGGCGCAGTTTGACTATTCTAACCTCACAGAGGCGGAGCGCACTTTTGGCCGACTTGCGCTTCCTTTCTACACGTGGATGCGCTACAACATACCACTGCAAATGCGACTCCTCATCAATAAGCCCGGGACTTTCAATACGGTCCTCGAAGGTTGGGATACAATCACTGGTATCTTTGGAGACCCGAATGGTGACATGTACTTCATACCGGAGTATGCGCAAGAAGCCTTTGCCTTTATGGTGAATCCAGAGTTACAGGATAAACTCGGACCTCTTATGGGGGTACTCGGTGCTGATCCGGAGAACCCTATCGCTGTAAGGTTGGAGTCCCCAATCCTTGATCTCAACAAGTACTTTACCGAAGACGGATTGGACTACGAGGAGATTGTCTCCGGCATGAACCCATTCGTGAAGGCGTTCATACAGTTCAATGCTGAAAGAAACCTGTACACCGGCCGTACGTATTCGGCCGAGGGCGTTGAGGCGCCGGCTTGGTACACAGCGCTATCGTCTGTCATTGGTCGCGGACCTCTCTCCACTATGCAGCCTATCTGGGATCCGGAAGACCAAGTATACAAGGTCAATGAGAAGTGGCTTGATGTATTCAAGACCATTTTGCCTATGGCTACCACGTATGATAGGACAGTCATACCAGCAGCAGAGGCGGCTCTGAAAGCTGCCGGTTATGATGTGAACCTATCCAACGAAGACGAGAAGGTGCTTACCTCGATCCTGTCTAAGGGACTTGGTGCGCCAGTCACTACTGTCACGCCAGAAACCGAGGCTGGTGAGGTAGCATCAAGATACCGCTACGCAGAGGATCAGATTCTCACCACGGCGCGACGCCAGAAAATAGACGAGCGCAAGGTACGTGAGTTTGTTGCCAACGCAGAAAAGGCTGGTATGCCCGAGGCGGACATTATCAGGCGTGGGCGTGCTCTTGCGGAGTCAGGATTCTTCTCGTAAGTGTCGGCGCCTGCCGATAGGTGAGCGTGAATAGGAGGCGCTATGGGACTGTTTGAGAGCTTGGTTGGCGTTATGCTCGCCGCTCCGGCTGCGCTATGGGCTTACCTACGCACCAAGAAAGGCCGCACCAAAGCCCTGTCCTGGTTGAAGCGCCTATTCAATGTTGATGTGACGGCAGACGACCTACGATCAAGTATTGAGAACCTCTCGACCGCACTTGACACACAAGGCCAGTCTATCTCCTATCTATCCGAACAAACCACGTTTCTCATTGAACAACTCAATCAAGCAAAGGCAGATCTTGCCGATGCCCACAAGCAGCTCAAAGAACTCGATGCCTTACACAAGGAGAACCGCTCACTTCGTAAGAAGGTTGCCGAACTGGAAAGTCAGGTGGCTGCACTCGAAGC